TAACTGTATCTTATCCCTCACTAGCTGTTGTAATCTTCGGCCCTTAGCCTTAGCTGCTTTTACTGAGATAGCCATTAGAAAGGTTTCACTCCTACTTCTGGTACGTTGGGGACCTTCACAACCTTAGTCAGGTGAGATAGACCACCGCTGTATTCGAAGCTACGTAGCCCTGGGAAACACTTATGCTTACGATGGCAGTAAGTGCATAAGGTAGACAGCTTCATGTTAGGTGATGTCTTAGACTGCGGGATAGGTGCAGCAGCAGCAGGGATAGGAGGGATAGGCCCTTTAACCATGTCCTTCTTGTGTTGAATCTCTGCTTCCTTGTGGGGTAGACGGTGGGTGAAGTCATGGACATCAAGACACAGTTCAAAGCGGTTCTTCTTGATGACAAGAAAGGCTGCCTTGTTCTTCTCGATAACCAGTGGATCATCCTTGGCTGCATACAGATAAGAACTCAACTGACTAAGATACCCGAAGGGATCATTAAGGGCTAGCTGACCCTTCTTAAACTTGTCAAAGGAGAAGTCTGAAGCAGACTTAACATCGACAGTCCAACCATCAATCACACAGTCACGGTGACCCTTGATGCCATTGACGTACAGTACATCCTGTTCGCCCTGTACATCGTGCCCCGCTGCCTTAGCTAACGAGATAACAAGAGCTTCAAGTAGGTCACCATAGAAGAAGGTTCCCTTTAGCTCTGGACCAATTACCTCCTGATCCTCAGGCTCATTAACCTTAGCCCACAGTTGACGTTCACATGGCTTGCCGATGCCGGAGAGACTTAAGGTATCCCTAGGTCTCTCCTCTGCGTCACCGAACCTCTCCTCTGCTACCTCAGCGATAGTAGAAGAGAGATATTCAGTAATAGCTGCATCCCAACCACCCTTACCGTCGAGTACACCGTTGATATCCTCGATTAAAGTGTGGATTGATTTAGGCAATGGCAGCACCTGTGTGGATTTCACCACGGGTAAAGGCAGACTTGTCGGATAGAATCTTTACCCAACGCTCAGGAATAGACCGAGTTGACAACTCCTCTAGCTGTACTACGTCTGCAATGGTAGCCACTGACTGGGACAAGGCGTCGTATGTATCAACGTGTGATACATCACCCTGCTCCTCAATGATTTCCATCTGTAGAAGTAGACGTGTTACTGCAAGGTCGCTTGCTTGCTTAGCGAATAGTGTTTCAGTGTTCATTAGTATGGTTCCCTAATTGTATACGAGTTGAGGTTCTTGACTACGACGTATTGCTGTCCGCTTACGTCCACTCTGATGCCAAACTCTTTACCCACTTGTTGTTCTGGGTTCTGAACTTGGACTTGGAAGACTGCGTTAAGCCCTTGCGCCATAGCCTCTGGTGGCATGTCGAGGATAATCTTATCCATTAGAAGGGCAACTTCTTAGCTGCACCCTCACCGTCTTCCAGTGGTGGAAGCTCGACGTGGTCAATGACACGGACACCCTCAAGGCGGCAACCCTTACCCATCTTGGTGTCATACACTGTGTATGCTACCTCGACAGTCGAGCCGTTACCAATCAAGGTACCATCCCAATCATTACCATCAGCGTCCACTACCTGTGGTGCACCGCCAAAGTCAGCAATGTGGTGTGTGTGCTTACGCTTAAACTTGATAGCAACACCCTCGTCTGTTACCTTGGGTTGAGTGCGGGCACCAGTAGCCTTGAACTCTTGCTCACCCTGTTGGTCAACGATAAGGTCAAGTACATACGCACCGCCTACACCGTGGAAGTCTTCGTTCTTATCCTTGTTGTGTGGGAAAACCTTAGCCCACATTGCAGTGCCTGTCATCTTGTTCATTGTGCTAGCCATATGTATATATCCTTTTATGACGTTACTCTAAGTGAAATAGTAAAGTAGTTCAGTGGTCGTGTCAAGGGTTATTCTCCCTGACCCATTCTTCGTAGTCTTGTTGTGCCTGTTGAGACATCTCGTTCTCGTAGTCCATTGCCTGCTCAAACTCTAGGCAGGTAGGGCATAACTCTTCCCATTCATCCTCGTGGCTGTCACCACACTCAGTGCAGTAGTTACCCATCGTCTTTCTCCTTGTCCTTAGGTTTAGGTAGCTGGTGCTTAGACCAGTCATCACATGGGTCCTCATCATTCATCTTGTTTCCCCTTAGTGAGTGTCGAACCAGTTGTGGCCGATCTTTGTTTCTCCTGACATAGGGCAACGTACACCTAGGTCTATGCCAGCTTGCTCTAGTGCCTTACACTGTAACTCACCGATACGTACTGCATCAGCATGTGTGAAGGCTTCTGTCTGCCACTCATCGTGGACAAAGTTAACCATCTTGTAGCCTACTCCTTCTTCCTTAGCCCATTGGTTCCACAGGATAGCAGAGTACTTCATCAGCACCGCCTCACCATTCTGCAGGTAACCAGCAAGCATGAGATACTCTGAGTTGTTGATAACCTTACGACCATCAAGACCCTCGAAGTAACCACGTGCAGCATCACGCTTGATGAGGCCACGCTTAAGTTCACCTAGACCTTTGGTGTTCTTAACGAAAGCATCGACAGCCTGCTTAGCCTGCTTCATAGAGCAACCTAGAATACGTGCAACCTTAGCAGTACCAGCACCAAGCAACCAAGCGTAGATGAAAGTCTTAGCATGGTCACGTGTTAGGTGTGGTAGTATCAAGGCTCGTTTGTTTACGTTGTGAATGTCTGACTCATCCTCCTTCTTACCATTGACAATAGCCTCAACGTACTCATCGTTCTTAAGATAGTGAGCAAGGACACGAAGCTGGATACTCTCAGCATCGGTACCCACTAGGTAGTGACCGTCTTCAACCTTGAACATACGCCTGAAGTCTGCGTCATACTTATCCTTGACAGCATCAACAGGAGTAACAACATCACCGTGGAATGGAGAGGAGATGTTAGCTAGGTTAGGGTTAGAGTGAGCCATACGGTGTGTCCATGCACCGATATGCCAGAAGTTAGTACGGATACGACCATCACTGTCACAGCAACGGATACGCTCCTCCAGTGCCTTGAGTCTACCGTTAAGGCACAACCACTCAGCTAGGTCTCTTGCGCCCTGAGGGGCATCCACAGGCAGTGTGGCAAGGTTCTCATCTGATACTGTCCAACCATAGAACTCGAAGTGTTTCTTCTTCTCGTCGTATGTCTCTTGGGTAAGTACTGTCTTACCGTTGAGAGGCCACTTTTCCCCTACCTCTGCCTTGATAGAGAACTTGTAGTGTCCATTAGACTTCTCTGTTGGTGACCACCCTGCACCCCATAGTTTCTCCACCCTATCCTTGGTTGAACCAGGGTTGAAAGCAGACCACTGGTAGCATACAAGCTCAGGGTTAAGTGGGTCACTGTAGTCGATAGTAGTCTTGGGGTTGTCATCCATAGCGTTAGTGACAGTGGCATAAATAGTACCGTCTTCCTTAGTACGATACTTGAGACGCTTGTACTCGACCAACTCGTCAGGCCATGCGTCTTTCATGTTAGCTTCTAGTTCATAGAGTCGCTCCTTGATTTGTGGTAGGACTTTCATGGCTAGGTCAAGGTCGAACTTGAACCCGTTGTCATGCATCTCCTTACACAGTTGTGCTGTCTGGTGCTCGATCCACATGGACTTAGCCCAAGCAGGGTCATCAATGTACGGCTTGTACTTGAGGTACACCTTGGTGCCTAGGTCAACGTCATCCTTACAGTAGTTCTGCATCTCCATAGAGAACTTAGAGAAGTCGTTGAACACTGTCTTAGGTTGACCAAGTGAGATACCAATCTCATCCAGACCGTGACCACTGTAGTTGCTGTAGTTGACTAGACGTGAGACAACAAAGGTATCAACAACCTTCTCGATAGGAATGACATCACCAATCAAACGATTGATAACTGGTGCATCAAAGCTGAGACCGTTATGGAACACCCATCGGTCTACACCTTTAGCGTAGGTAGGGAATGAACCGTAACCAGAGAACTTATTCCATATCTTATAGCTCTTAGCTCCTTCTTCCTTAGCCACAAGGCACCAGATTTTCTCAGGTGTTAGGCTTTCTGTTTCAATGTCAGCAACGACCGTCTTCATTAGTACTCCTTTTCTGCCAGTGTGAATGTCTCAGGTTCGAACCCAAGCATACCGCCGAAACCTGTTGGTCCTACTGGTCTGTTCTTCTCGACGATGATCTTAGTAGTGTTCTTCTCGTCGTCACTCTCCGCATGTTTGTCACGGGAAAGCTTAAGCACAACACTAGCACGTTTACCAATCATTCGGCAATCCCTAATCTGCCCATCGTCATTCTCATGTGCAATAGATACGATACCGATACCTAGCTCAGTGGCTAACAGTGCAAGCTTAGTGACAAGCTCTGATAGGAACTGCTCAAGTGATGCATCGTTCTGTCGGGCATACCCTAAGTCTTGGATAGGTTCGAAGAACACATACTTGCAACCACATACCTCAGCGAAGTATCTGATCTGTTCGAGGATAGACATAGGGTCATCATCAATACTAAGTGTGAACTGGTAGAAGTTCTCACGGTCAGTAAAGGATTTGATTGCAGCGATTACATCCTCTTCGGGTGTCCCCTTGTAGGACGGTAGGTATACAATCTCTTCCTCACCATCGTCATTGATAACAGTCTCGGTATCCTGTAGTGTCACATCCTTCTTGAGGACATAGGAAGCAAGACCCAATAGGCTACGCTTCTTACTCTCCTCTGAGTGCATGGATGCAAACGATACAGTGGGGTGGTTAGTGATAAGGTTAGCCTCGAAGTAACGCATAAGCTCTGTCTTACCAATACCCTCCGGTGCTGTGAGTACAGTGAAGTGACCCTGCATCAGGCCAAGGATACGTGCATCAAGGTCAGCGATACCAGTGGGGATATACATAGACCCCTTGTCATCCTTGATGATAGCTTCGAACTGATCACTACGGTTGAACACGTTGTCAGGTACATACTTCTGACGGTTGATCCAAGCATAGAGGAAGTCCGATGCATCCTTATGGGTAAGGTAGTCACTAGCATCCTTGTGCTTAGTCATCTGCACACGGTAACACTTACCAGGGAATGCCCGCTTGAGTAGCTCGGCAGTACGTTCACCTGAGTCATCGTTGTCTGTGGCAATGACAATAGTTGAGAAAGCTTTGATGTAGTTGTATGCCTCCTTGTTCTGTAACACTGTCTTAAGAGACGATGCACTAGGTAACGACACAACAGGCCACTTCTTACCAAGCATCTGGTACGCAGCCATAGCATCTTCTTCACCCTCTGTAATCGTCAGGGCCTTAGAGCTACCAGCATTGAACTTGTCCATACCAAACAGGTGGTCAGCAGTAAACCCATAGTTCTTACTGAAGTCCTTAGGTAGAACACGTGTCTTAGGTCGGTGGGGGTAGGGATACACACGGGTCACTGGTGTACCCTTAGCATTCACCCCCGTCTTCACACCATAGAACTTCTCAACATCGCTGTCGAGTCCTCGCATAGGGTGGTCGGTTAGTACTAGGTCAGTTGCTGTCACGTAGTTAAACTCCTCTTTATGTTTCGTTCCACCTGTACGTTTCTCACAGGTGTGGCAGAAGGTGGCACCGTTAGCCCACGTTGATAGGCCACCGTTACCGCCGCAGTCGGGACACTTACCGTGTGTCGATACGGGGTCATCACTCATCTGGATCAACCTTATCATCTATAGTTTTTAATACATCAGACATTTTGTTCACCTTTCATCCTTGTTACACTTCGTCATGAACAAGAGCTTTCCAACTTATAGGGAACAGACCAGACATAACTTCGTCGATCTGCTGTGCCACCAACCGTGTTTCGTACTGTGTATCGTCTTTAAGACGCAAGACACACATACTTGCGAAAGCATCTAACGAACCACTCCAATAAAACTCTGTCATAGTAGACTGAGGAAGGACCATACGGGCTTGCTCAGGTGCTACTCCTAGCTTGATCATTTCTTGGTAAGCCTCAAGAGATACACTGTTCGCATCAGTAGGCCAGTCGTTATACCCATCGTCACGATCATAGTAGGCTACGTTAACTTCCTCATCAGAACTACCCTGCTTCTTGTCAGCAGCAGCCTTACGCCATACTATAGGTGTATAGAACTCAGGTTCGTCATCAACATACCGACGACTGATCTCATTCCATCGCAGGAACTTATGCTTGACCAACTGACGTGCTACGAAGATCGGAGCCTTGACGTGGAAGGATGCAAAGGCATGACCAAAGGGGCTGATGTGCTTGTGCTTGGCTAGGTAGCGGATCAGCTTGGCATCTTTCTCTTTGAGTTTAGGTGGTCCCCAAGGGTCACTCATGTCCATCTCTGAGGTCTTACCAAAGCTAACTCGTGCTGCGTTGACTACTGACAAGCAGGAACCCATGCTGTCGATCAGTGTTGCAGTGATCTGTGTCATTATTTGTCTCCTTGTAAACGTCTTAGTTCAGCATCAGCAGCATCATTGAAGTAGCACTCCCCGCAATGACCATCATCGTCCAAGGCCACCAGAATTTCGCTGGCGTCCTCAGGCGACATCTCATCAAGCTTCACAGCGCGAACACTATCAGCCCTACGAGCAGCAGCAGCCTTTAGTTCTTCAAGCTTACTTGTCATTGTGTTTCCTTTGTGGTTGGGTTTATTGTGTGAGGTAATCAGTGAAGGCTACGAACGTATTAGGGTGATCGTGTGCTTCAATAGCTTCTTGAGCTTCATGGTTAGCATCAAGTAGTTGACGAAGGGTGTCGTGCGTTTCCTCTGGAAGCAGTTGCTGTAGCTTGAACAGCAGCTTCTCTTCGCCTACTAGTTCAGCAAGTGTCTCCACTGTGCCCGCGTAGTCCCATGCGTATTCCTGCGCAGCTCCATTGAGGAGGTGGTGGTCCTCTGGTTCAATCGCTGACAATATGCCAGTCAGTTGTGCCTGTTCAAAAGCAGGGGTGTCACAGTACAAGGCTGTTGAGCCGTCAGTGTTCATGCCGTAAGGTGAATGGTTAGTCATAGTCATAGTTGTGGTTCCTTTAATAATCCAATCCCAATCTTCCTGCGCCCACTCTTGGTCTTCAAGCAGTGTTACTTTGTCACCGTGTAGTTCTTTCATCTGGTTGTAAGCAGGGGCATTGTTCATTTTGAGACCGTAGTTATCTGCATAGCACTTATAGCAACTGCCACTAGCCCCCCAGAACCTCCAATAGTCTCCGTCAAACTCTGACTTAACTATACCGCTGTTGAGGCGCCAAGAGTCACCTGTTAGGTAACTACCTGACCAACCTCCAAGTACACGGTAGTG